GCACACTCCGGGCAAACATTATAACCAGCCGTTCTCCATTCCGCTCTTACATGTACCCCTTCCACTTTCCAACTCTCATATTCAGTGATGGTAGCCTGGTGATGGGCTCTAATTGTTTCCGTCCTTGCCATCATCCTTGCTCTGCGTTCTGCTGGAATGAATCTGCCTAATGTATCAGTGATACCTAACTCACCTAAATTCTTTCCGCTGATGGTACTGTTTATTTTCCTTGCTAATAAACTGGGATGGTCTCCATCTGCTATTCCCTCGGCCAACACCCTTCCAATCTGGCTATCCATTGCTGAAGTAATTCCCTTCAACTCATTATAAGCTCTACTATATAATGTCCCAACCCTGTCAGCATGGAAAGGCATGTCCATTACAGCATCTATTCCACCTTGTGCCTCTATTGAAAGCACATCATAACCAGCCTTTTTCATTTCATAACGAGAACGCTGCACACCCCGTTTATAACTATCCTTGATGTACACGTCTGACCAGGGTCTATCTTCTCCTTCTAATACCCCTGGAATTCTTTGTGTTTCTAATATTCCTGCCCTCTGTCTATCTTCTAACCAATCCATGAACGAATCTACCTTTCTTTCGCTCTGGGTGAATGCAAAAGCTCCCCGCTCCGGGGTTACATATACAGAAACAGACTGAGCGGTAATGCCTTCATCCTTCAATCCAAATACATCCTTATCAACAATGGCTTCCCGAATCTCTCCTCTCAACTGACGGAACCTTTTCGTCATTTGACGGGCAAACTCATCCCGCAAGGTCTTAGTCCTTGTAGGATCTGCCCTGTCAGCCCTCTCATATACATTAACCTGTTTCGGCTCTTCTTTATGTATTACACAACACTCCATTAACTATTTTCTATTACTTGAGGGCGTCTTTGAATGGAGAATTCCAGTTCCAAAATTGCCCTATCGTTTTCATCATATTTCATTCCACTCGGCCCAGTGTCACATCTTATTAACGTGTAATAACTCCCACCTTGTGCTATATTACCTATTGCATGCAACCTGCTCTTAATATCATTCGCTACATTCCATCCATCAATATACTTATTATTCCTAACTCGTATATGAACGGCAGGCCGACTATAACTTATATTTGGATTTAAGAATAAATCTTCCCCTCCCCCCGCTCTGTCATATATCGTTACACAATTATCAGGTGCGGTTGGTTCTTGACTAATGAATAGATTTTCTGCAAAAATCAAATTCAAGCCTTCTTCTTCCGCTAATATATTTTTTATGTCAACTGCCGGACTGTTCATAATTTATTCCTCCTGCTGTTCTTGTTGTATTTGATCCTCCTCTTCTTCAGTAACTTCTTCTTGTTCCACCATTTGTTGTTCCATCATTTCCTTAACCAACTCCGCTTCTTCTTCACTCAAGCCTAAAAATAATTTCAAGAATGCTTCGGGCGGAACAACACCCTGACTCATTGGCTCTGCGGCATACTGTTTCAATGCCTCAGCCCTTACCTTGCCTACGTCTACCTTTTCCTTAATACTTGGAGCGAATAGGTCCTGCCATTGCACTTCATATTCTTCCGCAGCTTCTGGTAATATACCATATTGTTGACAACGATCAATGAAAGGTCTTATGATTTGAGATTCTGCAAACTCTTCACGCCTGCCCTGTATGAATGAAAACCATTGATTCTTATCTTCGCTGCTGGCCAACTCACCCCTTTCGCTGCCTACTAATATTCTTTTGGGTATGCCTTTTTCTGCACTGATCATTTGAATTTGAACGTCAACATGGTTTTGAGGGTCTGCTACCTGTGGGGCTAACTCCTTCATTTCCAACCCTTGCTGTATCATTGTCCGCCTAAGGTTGTGGTCAAATTCATCCATCTGCTCCTTCAACTTCTCATCATCTTGTTCAGTGAACTGGTGATCCTTATCCAATTTGCCTGAATACCCGGGACGGGCACCTCTCCAAAACATCTCCGCTGAACCCCCTACTAATTTCTCCAAGTCATACAGCCTGTTATAGACTGCTTCCAATCTCGGAGTACCTTCCAATTCATTCATCAAACAATCATCCGTCACATGGAGTACCCGGCTATGGTGTACCCTTAACTCTGACTCGGACTTGGTTTCTGGATTGGCCACTGTAATATTATAAATAGTAGGCAACCCGTATCGCTCATTACTTACCTTATTTTCAAACTTCTCTATGCTGACATGATTCTCTGAAATTGGTTTAACATACAATAATTTCTTATTACTGCCTTGGACTGGATTTTGCCAATCCTCTTTTTTCTGTATATCATTCAATCCTAACAATAAAATCCCATACCTGCCTAATCCAGTTAATTTATCCAACCTGGCAAACTTATTCTTTAATTTTAATTTTTTTACAAGTTCCTTCCATTGTCTTTCGAGTTGGGTTTCCTCTTCATCACTGCTTTCCAATAAGGTTAAATCTCCTTCCCATGTCTTATTTACAGGGCGATCAATGATTGCCTTAGCTATATCCTGCCTCCTGTACTGGGTATAATAATCTTGAAATGATAATTCCCTTTTGTACCCTAATGCATCATATAGATTCCTATCACCTGAGAATTGTTGTCCAAGGCGCAAGGCTAAGTTCATACGACCTACCAACTGGGAGGACATTGCCTGAAACTGTTCCTTACTTATGCTACTATTTTGTTTCTCTTCTTGTTCCATTATTATTCATCCTTTTGTGATGCCTTTCTTTTGCTTCGTGGCATGACTGGTTTTTCGGGGTTTGGGTTAAGTACTTTATCACCCTCAGACTTCTCTGCAGCTTTCTCCGCTTCTTTCTTTACAAACTTACTTAATACATTCCCTTCACCTGTTTCATCATCAGCAAATGTTATATCCAATTCATTCTCCCTTGTCTTTATTTCAACCAAAACATCCACGTTAATTCTTGCCAACCCTCTCATCTTTAAAAACTCATCATCCTGACTGATTGACATATATTCCAAACCTTGTATTTCTTGCCCGTCTGGCGTGGTTATGTAGAATCTGCCATTTTCATCAACTTTCAACCTTAGAAGATCTTTTGTTGGTTGTGTCATAATGATTACCTTTTATATTTATAACAATTTTACTCGTTTCTTTCCTGCTAACTTAGTGAAAGCTCCCCCTGCTGCATCCACTTGATCTTTAGTGGTGCTGAAAGGGAAATTTCTATGCTCTTCAATAAATGGCGAATTCCAATCCCCTTTTAATAGCAATACATTACCATTATTAACTTGGACTGAATAAGGATCAGCCCTATAAATCTTATCTCCTTGCGGGCGGTCTGCTTCTACCATAAAGCCCGACAAGTTTCTCGTAGTGGCTTCCGCGGATTCCTTACCCCCACTGCCCGGTTCCTGTTCATGGTAGATCTTAACCAGCGGACCGTCTGCTTCGGCAGTGGCTCTAATAATTTTCTCTCTTTCATTGCTTTCCCAGTGTCCTCTCTTTACATCACTGATTATATATTTCCCACTATTTAATTTATGCATCTTAACTCCTACCGTGTACGCTCCGCCCGGTTTACCGTCTGCCTTTTCTTTGGTTCCTGCTTTATCCCAATATCTGACCGTTTCCACTATATTAACATTAGCAACCATAGCCTGCAACATGATAAACATATTCACTTTGAACATACCGCCACCGGGAGGAGTTGGGTTCTGTCCAACCTGCCCTGCATAACCGTATTGTCCGAGATCAGCCTCTAAATCTGCCAAAACCTCCCAATCTAACCTAACCGGATCTAATAAATCATCCGCGTAATACTCTTTGAGTTCCTTGGGCTGCACTTGTTCCGGGTAATTTCTTATTTCCCCTGGTAAACTAATGTTTTTAACATTGGATTTCTTCTTATTAAGAATATGTCCTGTAGGGTCATTCTGATGTAACCGCTGCATAATGCCTATGGTAGTGGAGACTTGTTTATCGGTTTTCCGAGTGGAAATAACTTGATCCAACCAACGGTTAGCATTATACAATTCCGTTTCACTCACTGCTTCATAAGGATTCAAAGGATCGTCCCAAATTATTATATGTCCATGGAATCCCGTCACCGTCCCTCCTACTGAAGTACTGTATCTGTTCCCCCCTGCTTTAGTCTTTGGTAGTCTGCTTCCGTTGGTAGTGCCTACGTTGGGTAATTTTTTAACGACCCGATAATTACTCTTAGTGTCTTTGTCCTGCTTGATATCTATTTCCGGATACACCATGTTAAATCTCTCTGACCTTATCAAGTCCCTGCTCTGTTCTGCATTCTCCAACGAGAGAGACCCTGAATATGAGGCAGTTATAAATCTCATCCAATACCACCTCGTCCAACACCATATAGGAAAAGCTATACTGCATGTTTTTGTCTTAGTCATACCTGGGGGTATATTAATGATTAAGTCATGTTTTCTTTTTTCATTATTACCTACCCTTTCTGCTATTTCCTGTAATTCATTGCATAATATCTTTATGTGCCAGTTGTCTTTGAATTGGTCATCGGATAATTCCGACCAGAAAAATTTAAAGAATTCATAATAACTCCTTCTCATCTTTTCTTTTTGAATGAGTAGAGGGTTTTTTAATGCCTCTCGCATGCGTTCCTTTTTTGGAGGCTTGCGGGTTCTTTTTTGATATGGTTCTGTTATTATTGGCATTAATTATTATTGTTATTACTGTCTTTTATCATGTGCTTGGCTCCTATTTTATCCAGGAACTTCAAATCCTCATCACTCAAATCCCTTAGATCTAATTCATGGTAGTGTTGGTGATTGATATCCCCTGAGTGTTCATGTTTCTGTACCTCTTGCCAAATATTACCTTGTCTGGCTGATAACCACAACTTGGCTGCTATCGTATCGGGAGGATATTTCTTTGTATATGGGATTATTAATGGTTCATTGACTGTTTTTGTTGGTTTACCATTGTCATCATAATAAGTAACTCTATTGCTTAAGATTACCGTATCTTGGTGCTGGTAACCTGTGGCTCTTTGATAAAGGGCTTTAGCAACTTCTGCATCTGCTACAAATTTCCCGTTTTCCAATGCATCTCGGAATGATGGAAATTTGTCTTTCCAATATTCTAATGTAGCTGGAGCGATTTCCAAGGCAGTTGCTATTTGTTTATCATTTAATCCCAATAAGGCTAATTTATACGCTCTATCAGGCATGTCTTCCTTCCAAAGCCCTTTAGGCCCTGTTCGTGTTCTCTGTCTGTATTTTCTTTTCTTTTCAGCCATAATTCTTGTCTTATCGAGTATAAAATTAATAATAAAATCAATGCTTTTACATAGGGGTTTTATCAAAAACAAGAAAATTTTGTTAAAAATTCATAAAACTTAATTAAAAATTTGGTTATATTAAAAATTAATATTAATTTTACA